ATAAGGTTAATTGGGAAATGGTACAAAGTGGCTTTGTAAGAAATCTAGATTTGCCATTACTAAAAATGTATGAACATATCTATAGAAAATATCTTGATGCAAATTTTATTGTAACAATATGGTGTAGCAACTGCGTAATGGAAATGATTACTAGATTGTATACCTATTACGAAGGACTTCCTAAAGAAGAACCTGTAAAGAAAACTAGAAAGAACAATGGCTAATTTTATACACCCAACCGCCATAATTGGCGACAACGTTATTTTAGGCGACAACAATTACATTGGCGCGTATTGCATTATTGGCGACCCTGCGGAACATAAAAAATATTGGGGTCAGGAAAAAGGTAAGGTTTTTATTGGTGACAACAACATAATTACCGGATTGGTTACAATTGACGCAGGTACAGAATCACAAACTATAATTGAAGACAATTGTTTTATAATGAAACACGTGCATATTGGACACGATTGTTTTATTTGGAGTAATGTCACAATAAGTTGTGGCGCTAAAATAGGCGGACATTCAATTATTAATGAATATTCAAATATTGGTTTAAACGCAGTATTGCATCAATTTACAAGAATTGAACGCGGTTGTATGATTGGCGCAAGTGCATTCATAAAAGGCGAAACAGAAGAATTTACAAAATATGCAGGTGTACCTGCAAGACCAATAGGCAAAAATACACCACGATGAAAGTAGCAGTTATACTATTAACACAAAATAGATTTGATTTAACTACAAAGGTTTGTCAAAATAATTTTTACAATGCAGGATTAGATGCAGATTGTTTCTTAGTTGATACAGGTAGTGATGAAAACTTTGGAACTAACTATCCATTTGAAGGTTTTTATACATTTAAAGAAAAGTCAGGTATTGCGGCAGGAGTTAATGCAGGAATAAAACTAGTTAAGTCAAAAGATAACTATGATGGGATAGTATTAATGGCAAATGATATATTGATGCCTGATAATTGGTTATCTGATTTCATGTACTATGCAATAAAAATACCTAAAACAGGAATAATTGGAATACATTGTGTAGAAGATTTGCCTCCATTGGTAGATGGCATACATAAAACACATACACCTTTTGGTAACAATTACATATCTATGGAGTTAATAGATACAATAGGAGGATACAATACTGATTACGACCCTTATGGAATGCAGGATAGAGATTACGCAGAAAGAGCAATATTAGCAGGATTTACAAATTACTATATACAAGGCAGGAGTGAGCATATTGGGCATGATGTAGGGAATGGAACCGAGTATAGAAAAATGAAAGATGAAAGCCTACAAAGGGCACAGGCAGTTTGGGAAAAGTACCAAATTATATATCATCAAGAAAAAAATCTATACAGACCTATATGAGAATACTAGCAATAACAAGTAAAAATAGTGGGGTAGGTTATCATAGAATAATGATGCCGTTGGTAAATATGCAAAAGGATTACTGCATGATAACTGATAGTTTAAGTGAAGAAGTATTTGAAGCTAACTATGATTTAGTTATAATGAATAGAATGCTAGTAGGTATTACTCCTGAACAAATGATTGAATGGAGAAACAAATACAATTTCAAACTTATAGTAGACAATGATGATTATTGGAACTTAGAACCTAGTCATTTACTTGCTGAAAGATATGCCTTAAATAATATACCTAGTCAAATTGTATCTTGGATAAAAATTGCAGACCTATGCACTTGCACACATGAAAGGTTAGCTGAGGAAATATATCAATACAATAAGGTAGTAGAAATACTACCCAATGCCATACCTTATGGCGAGGAGCAGTTTCAGGATAACAAAATAGAAAGCGACCTTGTACGTTTATTTTGGTCAGGTTCAGGCACACATGAAAGGGATATTGACATCTTAAGAAACCCAATGAAAAGGATAAACTTTCCTGTAAGTACAATTATAGCAGGATACAATGAAGGAGAAAAGCATGTATGGGATAAAATGATAGGTGCCTTCACTTGTGGACTTAAACTTAATCCTAAGATATACAACTACAATGAGGTAACTAAATATATGGCGGCATACGCAGATAGTGATATCTGCATTATTCCATTGGTAGATAATAAGTTTAACTCAATGAAATCCAATCTAAAAGTATTAGAAACTGCTAGTAAATACAATCCTGCCATTGTTTCAAATGTTCATCCATACAAGGATATGCCTGTATGCTATGTAGATAGACAAAAGGATTGGTACTATTGGATGCACCTATTGGTAAATGACGAGGCGGCTAGGATAGATTTTGGGGAAAGGCTATTTGAATATTGCAATAAGAACTTTAACTTGCACGAAGTAAACAAAAAGCGATTTGCTATTTATAATAAACTAACAGGTAATGCCAGTAATTAAATGTTCAAATGGGAAATATAGGATAGGTTCAGGTGCTTGTATCTATGAAACTGAGGAATCAGCACATAAGGCATGGGCGGCTATCAGAGTATCAATGGCTAATTCTTATAATGATTACCCAAAGGCGGCAAGTGATAACGCTAAAAGAGCATTGAAAATTAAAAGCCAATATGGAACAAAGTGCGGAACACCTGTTGGATGGGCAAGAGCAAATCAATTGGCAAGTAGAGAAAACATATCTAGAGATACAATAGCAAGAATGGCATCATTTGAAAGGCACCGAGAAAATAGTAAGGGCGACCCTAAGAAAGATTGTGGTGCTTTGATGTGGTTAGCTTGGGGAGGAGATGAAGGTGTATCTTGGGCACAACGTAAACTTGAACAAATAGATAATGAAAAAACATACTAAAGTATATTTTGATTACTTTTGTATTGACCAATGTGATTTCGTTCCTTGTGAGATTTGCGGTAACAAAGCAGTAGACATACATCATATTGATGCACGAGGTATGGGAGGTAGTGATAAAGACCATGTTGAAAATTTGATGGCAGTTTGCAGGTTTTGTCATGAAAAGTTTGGAGATAAAAAGCAGTTTAAACAATATTTAAAGGACATTCATATTAAAGTTTTAAATGGCAAAAGTAAAAAGTGATTCCAAAAAGATTAACTTTGGTAAACGAAAGTGCGGCAAAGCACAAAAAACACATAACAAACATGACAAAAAAGAACGAAACTACCGAGGTCAAGGTCGTTAAGATTAGTGAAGTAAAATCTAATCCTAACAATCCTAGAGTAATTAAGGATGGCAAGTTTGCCAAGTTAGTCAAATCTATTGAGGAATTTCCTGAAATGTCTAAGGTTAGACCTATCGTAGTAAATACTGATATGGTTGTACTTGGAGGTAACATGAGATTAAAAGCTATGAAGGAAGCAGGTTGGACTGAAGTGCCTATCCAAATAGTTGATTGGAGTGAAGAAAAACAAAAGGAGTTTGTAATCAAGGATAACGTAGGTTTTGGAGAGTGGGATTGGGATATTCTTGCTAACGAATGGGATAACACAGAACTAGAAGAATGGGGTTTAGAAATAATTAGTAACCAAAATTGGGAACAATTAGATTACATTGATGAAAATTTACCTGCACCTGAAGCAAGAAAGGATAATGTAATTACAATAGTTGTACCTGATGCATGGCTAGGAGAGATTAAAGAAATAGAACAATTAATCAAGGATACTATTTCAACATCATATAGCGGTTGTGAAATCAAATAATACACACCTAAACATATTAGTTAGTTACGCATACTTAGGCAAGTCTAAGAAGTTATGCGACATTACATTTGGACCTAGTAGAGATGGCATCACAAATATCATGATAGATAGTGGTGCCTTTACTTTATTTAACAATACCAATGGAAAGATGGGATGGTTAAACATAGATAACTATTGCAAGTTTCTAGATGCATTTGGGCAATTTTCCGAGAAGTATGTAATGTTAGACGTTATCAATAACCATGAAGCAAGTAAGGATAACTATGAATTGATGCTTCAAAGAGACCTCAATCCAATGTTTGTGTTTACTACCTATGATAATGATTATACCTATCTAAAGGAGGCAGTAGCTAGAAATCCGCACATTTGCGTTGCAGGTGGTGTAACTAGTTATAGACAATGGATGCAAAAAAGATACCAAGACGTTTATAAAAACACACAGGCATTGATGCATGGCTTAGGTTTTGTTAAGTTCCCTGATATGTTGCAGTTGCCACTACATAGTGTTGATAGTAGTAGTTGGGTACAGGCATCACAAGTATTTGGCATACTGCGTTACTTTGATGAAGGAATGAAAGGTCCTAGATATATTGATGTCTTAAAAAGAAAGGTTGAATTAC